ATTTCAAGACTCCCCCCGAGCCCCGCGTCAAAAGTTATGACGGGTGAAAATTCAGTCGAACCTGAGTCAGCTGGACCGGTTGAATCCCCCCAATACACCTCCAGTTCATCGGTATTCTCAAACCACAGATTTGCTGAGAAGGTTATTTCTCTCTCTCCTGCGGGAATTCTCCTGGGATACCGAGACCCCACAGAACGACCGGATTCCGCATTAAGGCCATTCGCGATGGTAAGAGTAAAATCCTTGAACTTAGCTGAAACATCCGAACCAATGGCAAGAGTCATCTCATGGAAAGCCAGGGGATATTCCTCCGGTAACAACAAATTACTTACTTCCTCTAATGAGGCCTTTGCATCTTTTGCAGCTATAATATCAGCTGTAACCATGCAATATTCCCCTTCAACCTTCAGTTCAAGACTATTAATCACACAACCGGTAAACACATGCTCGAACCGGTCCTTTCCAAGTCTTGTACAAAATGATGGGAGAATAATGTCGTTCTGTCCATAAAACTCATGCATGTTAGGAGAACCCCCTGTGAATAGGTATCCCCCAAGGGCCCACTTTAACAGGTAGGCAATCGACCTAACATCAAAAGCATATACGATATTCCCAGAAGGAGAATAAAACCCCGGCCTATGGGTTCTAGCCCCTCTTTGAAGACCCCCAGCATAAACCATTTGGGTATCAGCTGGGGAGTCCAGTGAAGCAGAAGCCATATCCAAATGGATTACCGCTTCTGCTGCCTGATTAAACAAGGTCTCTTCAGCAAGACCGATGTAACGTAATATCATTTCCTATCAACCTCCTTATTTTTCAAATATGGTAAATATTACATTAACCGTAGCAGCCGCACCATAAAGTTGGCCCTCATTAAAATGCGGTCCTGACGGGTCAAACCTAACACTTTGAACATCCTGAATAAAATTCCTTAACCCCAAAGTTCTATCTTTCAGGATAACTGACCTAGCTTTAGCAGCAAGACTTGTGGCTTCCATATACCCTGTATCCGGGTCATCAGTTTTATACACAGCACTTAATACAATAGGAAGGGACCACTTTTCTGCCAAACTCATGGGAGGATGGATAGCAACTGCTTCATCCGTAAATATCCATATTGTTGGAGGTTCCGGTCGTGGTCTAACTCTGTCCCCCCTTACCACCTCCTTAACCCCTTCCAGTAGTTCTCCCTCTTCAGTTGCAGATTCCAGTATTGATTTTATACTATCTAGTATATCCTTAATTGCACTGGCCAAATCTTTAATATATGGCATTTACAACCCCCCTAATCAACAGTTTCAGAAATTGCCCTTCTAACAAACTCATCCAGTCTCCCAGTAGTTTGGTCTATTGATTTTTCCACAAATGGGTTTGGCTTCTGTCCAGGGTGCATTACTTTCTTTACCGGATGAGGAGCACCTTTCCAGTATAAAGCCTTCTTTTTCACCGGTCTAATCTCAAATTTTCTCTTTTCCGGTCCGTATAATCCTGTGCCTTCATGAACAGCCAACGCATATTTAACACTTGAGTGGATTTTCCATGCAAACTCCTCCAACTGGCTAAGAGCAAATGAACCGGCCAGTCTCCCATGGTTTACGGGAGAATTTCTCCTTATATTTCCCCAAACATCTATGGCGGTATATTTAATAGACAATTTAGCCGCACCTTTTATCTTGGATATTAAGTTTTTCCATTCTCCTTCCGGAAAATCAATCTTAAAATCTATGGGCAACTTATTTATCCCTCCTAAACTACCTCTATTTAGCCCGTATTTTAAATTTTGTTCAATAACCTGATAAATTACTCATTAGACGAATATTTCATCTTCTTCGTCATCTGAGGTATCAATCCGAGTTATCCTGAATAAAGTTTTTGCTGGATACCTCATTAAATCCTTCTTAATAGCAGAGGTAAACACCTGGTCTTCCACCATCTTTATAGAAAAGTCATCTATTTTTACCACAGGGGTTTCCCTTCTAAGAACAGCCTGGGCCAGTAAATTAGCCATCATTCTCAAAGCAATATGATTTATTCCCGGAGGGATAACTGACCTAGTCCCGTTCTCAACTTCTGCATGGTAGTCCCTGTGTCGGTCTTGGTCTATGAGGTCTTTTATTTCGATAAGCCGATTTTCCAGCCATGTGTTATAAAGCTCGTCTGATGAGAAATTTAAGTCGGTATATTTTACCCCTGTATACTGTTTTACTTCATCCAAGGTTCCATAATAGTTACTCATCTAAATCATCTCCCTTACCATGGGCAATCTCAATATGTCGATTCAATCGGGTCTTTTTCATAAAAGTGGCTGGACAATAGGGACAAGTAAAACCCTCTGACTGTTGGGTAATTTCTCTATCATCCGGGCCTTCTTTCGATACCTTAATCACTAATAATGAACAAGCCTTTAATTCTTTATATTGACTCCGTGTGGGATTCTCTATTCTTCTGTGGCTTTTAGGGGTAATTTCAATTCCAGACCTAATCACCTTCTCAAAGGTTTTATTATAAACATCGATAATCACTTTACTTTCCCCCTTTTATATAATGGACTTCCAAATCTGAACAAGATTTAATTTGCATATATAAGCTTCTATCGATATTAATTAATTCCTTTGACTCTAAAGGTTTAAACACCAAATTTCCTCTTTCGACCATCCGGCCTGTCTTATTAACTGCAATTATATTTTTCTTGACATTTGATACAGATATCCTTGTGACCTTATTCGCGGGACGGATTTCCAGAGAGGAGTTCAATGCCTCATCTATAAAGTTCTTAAATACCTCCATGCAGTCATCCATATTTTCTTTAAACCTCATTTCATCGGTTATTTTTGGAAGGTTTTTATCTAGGCCTCTTAAGGTTTCTTTGTTTAAATTATCAACTACTACCCCCCATTTATCCCGATAAATCTCCATTCCGTTACCTCCCTGAAAACCAATAGTGGGAATTCCAGCGGCTAAATAATCCCACAGCTTGTTTGGTCTACAAAGCTGTGTATATTTATAAGCAATCTCAGGAACCGATTCTCTGTTATAACTTTGTAACCCTGCCGTATATTGACTTATCTCAGCCAGTAATGTGGAGTAGGGTAAAGAACCATGAACTATACATCCAATATCAACATAGTCAGTAAATGACCTTCTCAGACTACCCGGTACATAAACATGAACTATCCATCCGGCCTGAATAAAAGCTTTAAATATTCCGTGGTAAGCCCTATACCCAAAGTAGGATGATTTACGGTCATGAGTAACTAGTCCCCCAGCATATACCAAATGTTTTCCCCCAATTTTTGGTTTCCTTATAAATACTAAGTCCTTTTTTAAAGGCTTTAAGGGAACTATCCCAACAGGAGGTAGTTTAAATCCTAAAGACCTGTAATACTCCAAATGGTCTTCACTAGTAAATATAACCGCAAAGGCATTTTCAATTTTTTCTCTCTCGTCAGAGTAAAATTGTCCGGTTCTTAAGCTATATACGTCATGTTCTACTAAAATATAGGGAATACCCCTTGAAAGAGGTTGTTTATACATCGGCCACCTATCCCCATGACAAATAACCAAATCAGGCTTGGGAACGGTCTTAATATCCGGAGTTATTAAGCCCCCATAGTGTTCCATTAACAAACTGTAGTATTTGTATGAACTACCATCAACCCATCCAGGAGGCCGCATATATGCAATTAATTTAGACATCATTTTACCCCTTTTCAAACAGTATAATTACATGACTAGGTATCCTTTTAACATTCTTCATTTTCCGGTTATTCCAACTCTCCAACTTTTTAATCATCCTAACCTCTGCAGTGGTATATTGCTGCTTCTTCCGATTAAAAACCCCACAGTGTAAACAATGAGTTTGTCTGAAGGTCATCCCGCCTATTAGTAACCTCTGCTCAAGTAAGGATTCATCCCATCGATTCATACCTTTACCGGTTAGTCTTCCTTCCAGTACTTTATAATCTTGGAATAACCCTATTAACTCTTTATAAAGAAAACTTCTCCTATGTCCATATACATTAAACATCCCCCCACAATTACCACATTTCATATACCCTAATCGCAAATCCTCCATGTACGGAGTACTTATCAACAGATACCTTTTGGATACCCTTTTAAGTTCCTGTATTCCCTCCATTAGAGTTTTATCAGGCAGATGTTCCAAGACACTGGTACATAAAACCAAATCAAATGTACCATCTCCAAACGGTATATTGTCAATGGACCCCTCTATTTTTTCCTTACAATCAACCTGTTTCAGATAGTCCAAATTAGGGTCTATTGCACTAACCTCATAACCTAATAACCTATTTGTTATGGTTCCTGGACCACAACCCACATCCAATATTGTCTTAACTGAAAGATTAGATATTACGTTCTCTACCGTTTTTGCCCTTTCCTCATGGTCGTAAGATAGGTTATTCATATCCTTACCTCCTACCCTAAATTTTTATAATTAACCGGTTTTCACCGATTTATTTTCAAAGTTAATGGGAGTAAGGGGCTGGTTCCTTACTCCCATATTTACCCCTCGTTTACTATGAAACAGAAGGAGCTTCCTGGTCGATGAACGCTGCAACTGCAGCATTTTCGTCTTCATATCCTGAATCACCCTCAACAGTTAAAACAAAGTCGGTTCTTCTGTCACGAGGTTTCCTATCTCTTTCCACAGTTATTTCATGGAATATTCCCCAAGCCATATTGTCTGGATGTCCAAGAAGAGCAACCCTGCCTGCTCCTCCCGCAGCAACTGTTTTAGACCTTTCAATCATGGGGGAGTACCTTACAGGAATACCCTTATAAAACAAAGGGGCATTTCCTATCAATGCGGCATCTCCAAGAGCGGTTTCCCGAGCTTTCAATAGGTTTCTGTAGTCATCTTCAACCTCCCAAGGAACCCAGATTCTCCATTCCGGCCTGTTCTGGAGGAATTGCTTTGGTAGAGCATCAAGCATTGCCTGGAAAAGGTTTTCCGGCCACTCATCACTAGTTGGGTCAAAATCCGCATCGTCTCCATCACCATATACCTTTTGAACAGCTAGCTTTATCCAACCATCGGTCAAAGACAAAACATCATCTGTGGCCCATTGAATATCGGTATCAGCTAACAAACACCATTCTTCCAAGTCCCTACCAGCTGCCTCCCCAAAAAGGTCAACCAGGGTATTTTCAAAACCACCCTTTTCAATATTCCTCCTGAGAGCCTTGTCCCGGATACCACAAACCGCCTGTAATTCTTTTGCAATGAGCTTATTGGTTGCAAACTGCGGCTTTGCATAATCATCGGTGTCAGATATCTCCCTATGGTCCCCACCGGCGTCAGTTCCAGACTTCAGAATCCTCCCTACAAAACCCACTCTGTCGATGTCAGCCTGCTGACTATCCATCTTCATGAACCTGGCCTCACTCAAAATATTAGCCCTGCTTTGCATGGCTCTCACAAACCGGCTAAACTTCTGAGGAACCAGTATGGACTCATCCAAATCTGAAACGGTTATCATTTTGAAGGCTTCATCTAATCTTGCCAAAATCTCAGCATTGTTCATATTATTTACCTACCTCCTTTCTTTTTCTACCATAAAGGTCTCGGCCATCATCCTCAACGGATACATCCTCTTCCTCTATGCCATCACCATCCTGCCCCTTTACTGCCTTTGAACTAGTGTTGCCTTTTTTGACACTCTTCTCCAAAGCTTCCAATCTCTTGGATACTTTTTCCTCAAAAGACTCCTCCCCTGATTCCTGGTCTCCGTCTGACCCCTTGCCTTTCTGTGATTCGTCGTCCCCAGACCCACCAGAGCCATCAGGTTCAACAGCCTTTTTCAATACCTCAATCTCATCCTGGAGAGGTTTAATGGCTGTTTTAACTGCCTCATTGACAACGTTTACTAATTCTTCCTGATTCATATCGATATCATCCTCCCTTGCAAGTTTATTTTTAGTTCCCTGTCTTTCCTTCTCAGCTTCTTTTAAAAGTTCTCCTAATGCTTCGGTAGTCTTTTTAAGCTGAGTGTAAGTTGCATCAGAAAACCTCCTGCCTGATTTTCCAGCTCCAAAGAGTTTAGAGATAAAACCTCCTTTTTTCTCTTGGTCTAATTCTGGGTTTTCTGATTTAGTTCCATCATCACCCCTCTTTAAAGCAAAGAATTTAGCTTTCGGAACAGCCGGTTCATCAACAATGGATACAAAAGCTGCTACCCAATCTGGCCCTAAATCCCTAAGTAAGGTTTTCTTTAAACTGGCTTCAAAATCCTTTAAAGCCCCATCCTTTGCCTTTCCGACAAGGTCTTTCAGGGCGGCTCTCCTGATACCCATCACAGAGTATCCGGTGTATTCTCCCTTTTCTACCTTTTCCCAAACGTCGTCATCCTTTACCTTGGAAGCAAGAATCCATGTACCTTTAGGAAGGGACATCTTTTTCCCATATGCCTCAACATCCATGTCCATAGGCAATATATAGGATTCTACCGGTACAGCCACATTGTTCAGGGTATGCATTAAATCTACGTTTGCATAACCCTCCATCCACTCATGGGCTGACTGTTCGACCTTTTCAGCCGTAACGGATTCTCCATCATGGTCTAATTCCCCCGGTACCAATACCGCTGCATAAGCGATTTTTTCTGGGGAGTTTTTGAAAACGATTGGACCAGTCAATTCAGGCTCAGAGACTTTTTTAGCCATTAATGCAATTACATCAGCAATGTCCTTACTAGATACCTCGTCTTCAACCAGTCTCTTAAGAACCATAATCTGTTCAACCTCCAGGGGTTCTCCGAAGATGATTTCATCACCCTGCTTCTTGTAGGGAAACTCATAAAGAAGACCACTATCAGAATAATCTCCAACAATCACCGCATCCTCAAATGTCCACATTACATGTAGGTCGTTTTCATAATCGAGGTTAAAAGTTTCTCTGAATTTTTTCCTGATAATCCCTATCTTACTCTCAATGGATTGGTCAACCTTCCTCATTTATTTGTCAACCTCCTTTCCCTCATTACTCTTTTTTCTATATTTAGGACACGGCTCCTCTACCGTCAGAACATTCCGTGGGATAGGAGAATATTCTGAACACTTAAAAAGCCCCGTTCTATATATACAGGTTTCACACTGTGGGGAGCGGATTTCTGCAATATCCTTTTCCCTCCACAGAAACTTTTCATCATGGATAGTTTCCGTCATTGTACCATTAACACCTCCAGCCTAACTATATCTCTGGTCTTCTTTTTTGTTAGCTGAACCGTTTCCGTCTTGGCGGATTGGATTACGAAGTTAGCAGGGCTAAAAAGAATTTCTCTTTCATAGTCATACCCCAAAGAGCTGATATACAACCCCTTACTCCCTTTCGGTACTTTAATATCCATTATTACTCCCCCACCCTTTTTCCCTGTTCCCAAGAAATTTAATGGAACCTTACTGTCAAGGCTGGTGGATACAAAACCCTTATCCTCGATTACCTTACCGGCCAACTGGTTTATATCGGTTATCTTATTCTTCTTCATAAATTTATCGATGAACTTTTGGTCCATTCCTCTAAATACCACAACGTCATCCGGAACACTGCCTTTACCTACGGCTGACTTAAGTTGTTCCACAATATCCTTCCTACAAGCATAATCATCGGGAATCGGGATACCTTTTCTCATTTGGTCATTTACACTGGTATAAAATACCCCTCCATACTGGCTTAATGACTCCTTCTCTGCATCTGTTAATTGAACCTTGTTGAAAATCTCTTTTTGCCCATATTCATGCGACTCTGGGTCCTCTGGTTTAAACCTTCTATAATCCCTCTCCTCCACCGGTTGTTCTACGGGAGGTTGCTCTGAAGGGGGCTGTTCGGCCTTCACTAAATCTCTTTCATAGAAGTAAGATTTTCCGGGAGGGGCCATCTTTCCCTCTGGCATCAAAAATGGAACAACCCTACATCTGCAATTTATCCATTCCTTTATATTTGCACTACCTTTTGACCTATCCCCTGGATAATATAAACCATTACTAAAGGGTTCTCCCAATTTAACTATCTGGCCGTGCATTTTTACATGATTAGCGGTTTCATCCCTGACTCTCTCATCCTCAGCCGTCCACCACATATGGTAACCTAATTTAAGTTCTTGCTCCGTTAAATACGCCCCTTCATTTTGAAAACTTTGTATCTCTGTTCTGGCCACCCTCTTCAGTTCATAATCTTTCATAGAATCAAATTTGCTTTCCAGCTCAGTTGCAGCATCGTCTATCCCTAGGCCTTCCCGATAACTCTTTGATAAGTTATCCATTACATCCCCAACCATCCTAGCCAAGGTTCTTTCAGAAGCTTCAAAAGAATGCTGTCGAATAAGCTTTTCTGTCTGCTTAGAAAAATCTGAAAAACTAATACTGGTACCCTTCTTTTGCAATTCACTAACTACCCGGTTTCTACCATGTTGAGCTGAATCCACAGCGGAATCAGATAGAGACTCCTGGAAGTCCTCTTCAACTCCCCAGATATCCCTAACCACCTTATCCCTGGTAACATCATCAGCGGGAACAACGGTAGACTTTAAAAGAGATGTAACCGTTTTCTCAAAGGCTTCAGAGAATAATTTATTTAACTGGTTACTGAGTCTGCTTTCTGCCTGAACCTGCCAAGCGGGTAGCTGTTTTAAAGCTACCAATAACATCAAGCAGCTCTTTATACTCAGGGCTATCTCCACTGATACCATTCTTTACTACAACCCCCAATATATCGTCATACAAGCTCTTTAATACCTTTTCAACATCGCTTCCTAAATCAATATCTAAATCAATCGGATTACCGCTGACATAATGGGCATTCATAGCCGGATGGTTTGACTCCTCTAACCCAAACCGGTCCTTAAAGTGACGAATAATCTGATTAGGGGTTATTGCCCCTTTCTCAAATATTTTTGACATCATATCAACATCGTGTTTTTCATCTGAGGTATCTATTTCAGCTAATTTAAACATCCAACCATCAGCCTCAAAGGAATTCCAGACTATATAAAGATTTATTAAGTTTTCCAATACCTCCTGCCTGGGCTGGATTACTGACATCTTGTATATCTCTGTTGATTCCTGAGCTGTTGAACCCCCTAATGACCCCGTTTCAGCAATACCACAGCGGTAAGGAGGAACCCCATGCGCCGCTAATATCTCATCCCTGTTGTCCTGCCTATATAGCCTGAAACTGGCCTCTTTAATTTCAACGGATAGAGGTTTAAATTCTATCTTTACCTCTCCCTCTCCTCCTGAACTTGGAACGGATAGCACCATAACGGAATGGGGATTCTTGGCCAACTCCTTAAAATGCTCCTCTATTGACTCTTCCATGGGAGTTTTTCCGGTTTCCGGGTCCTCTTCTCCTGGGTCAAAGTTACCGGATACAAACACAGCATAAGCGGGAACTCCAAAGTTATCAAAGAATGCAATATTATAATCCCTTCGGGAGATATCCCCATAAATTGCCCCCATAGCCGGGATTATATCGGGTAAACCGTAATAGTCGCTTCGAGGCGTATAGTTTATTATCCAGATAATCTCCGTAGCCCGTCTTTCCCCTGTCAGACTATTCATCTCATATTCTATCCCCGTATTGCAATCAACGTCTTTTCCATATTCAGCTAGTTTAAACCACCTTTTCTTATTTCCCCTAATTTGGCAAAACTTATTTCCCGAACCATGAATTCGTAAGGTATGAGCGGGAATATGAACAAGATTTGAAACCTTCCCATCCGGTTTATAGTCTTCCCGGATTAACTCCAATGCCCCATACCCTATTGATTCATAGTCTAACATAGCTCTATCCAAAACGGAAGATAAAGGAGGATTTAAGTCTGAGAAGAATTCATCTAATTCCTTTCTCTTTTTTTCATCTGGATTATCCGTTAAAGCCTCTAAATACCATCCTAAACCAGCGGTATCCCTGGCCTTGGTTTTACAAGCCCTGTAGTGATAGGTATTAAGCTCCAATAAATTCGCCAAAGCTTCCGGATTATAGAGAGGCTGTTTTAACCCCTGGCCTGAATACGATTCAGAGAAAGTATCTGGAATCTGCTTCGACTCATCCCCCTTTCCCTTTATCGAATATTGCTCTAATATATCCCCTCTTACTGTATGCCCTGTTTTAAGCACATAACAAAAAGGCTTTCTGTTCACTGGTTATCTCCTCCCTAAACTCTTCGCCCGAACTTTTGCGGGCGGAGTTCTTCCGAACAATTTACTACTTAAATTTACAATTGCAACTGCTTCTGCTCTATCAGGCGACCTTCCCAATCTCTGCTTTATTTTATCTTTTGGTTCTAACTGTATCTGCCCTTTACTATTAATCGTATACACCGGAGTGGATAACTCCAACATCAATTCCTCATCTGGGGGTAATGCTAATGGAAGAGAATTAACCAAAGGGTCGGGGTCTAAAGCTTCCCTCAAGGCCCAATACATTTGGGCCCTCAAATTGAAAAAGGACTCTTTAGCCTTATCAACCTGTTTTGGAGTTAATCCTTTAGCATGTTCAGCAACATTAACTCGTAAGGTATTATGACCCAACTCCTTTAACCTTCCCTCTACCCCGGTTCCTATCCCTATGACATCAACTTTAGTTACAATGGGTTTCTCTTCCTTTATTATATTAACAGCAACCCCAGCCGTCTCCATTACCCCAAGACCATAATGGGATAGGAGAGGTTTAATCTTTCTGCCGGCTTTTATTGCAATAACGGTTTCATCATTTCCAAACTCTGCAGGGTCAATTCCCAGCTCAACATCCTCCCCATACTCAACCTCATGCCACCGTTCCATAGCGGCTTCAATCCATGAAAGGGGAATAACGGTGTCGTCTCCTCCCTCTGGAAAGTTACCGGTAACACGGGCCACATAAGCCACAGACTGTGGACCCCAACGTTTATACTTATCTGCTACCCAGTCTGGAGTTACCATCATGGGATAAGGTAACTCTTTTCCCTCTACCTTATCTTGCCATTTTCCCGTAGCAATATCCTCTTCGGTTATGCCTAATTCTGTAAAGTTGGGGGTATCAAAAGCACTAACAGCTATTTTTTGCCAACCCGGTTCCTTAAAGGAACGATGAAAGGTACCCCCTATCTTTGTGGGGTTTCCCATTATCAATAAATGGGCATCCTGAGAAGCCATAGCTCCCTCAAGGGCCTCAAATATGGGCTCACTAACCCCCGCCCCTTCATCCACAACAATAAGAATATGTTTTGCATGGAAACCCTGAAACTTATTAGGGTCATTGGTCGATAATCCAGCTGCATACCACTGGTCTCGGACAATGTGGAGTTCTGGGCTAGCCGGTAATAGGTCCCCTCCTAATGGGATAGTTGACCGGCCATATGAAGCCCTAACTTCCTTCCATATCAGCTTTTCAACCTGTCTCCAAGTTGGTGCAGTACTTATAACAATGCTATCCTTATAGCTATATAAAAAGGTAACGATTAAATTACCTGCAATAAACGATTTCCCAAAACTGTGGCATCCCCTGACGGTTGTTCTGGGGTAATTCCAAGCTGCTCTTACAATTTGCCTTTGTTTTTCCCATAAGGGAGCATTTAAAACATCTTCCATAAACCATAGAGGTTCCCCCTGCATCCTTCCCACAATTTGTCGGGTTTTCTCCTCCACATAGGCTGTGGTATCTGGTTTCAAGTTAATCACCCAAGCTCATAATTAAATCCACTAATGTAGTTCGGATTACGTCTGAATCTTTCTCCGGAGTATTTACCTTCAGGATATCCATCTTTGCTTTTAAAGCTTGTCGCATCTCAGAACTAGAGGTACTGTGTAAATCCACTAGGGTCCTTGGGATAGTAACCTTACTCTTTTTCCCTTTAGCTAGTTTCATGAGCTGCTTTATTTTATCCCCGGTCTTTTTATGGATATTGAAGTTAATTTCCGCCACCTCATCCAACTTTTTTATATCCTCTAACCGCTTTTTAGCAGTATCATCCATAAAATTCCTGGATTGTCTGAGCTGGTCGTCTGCCTCTGAACCGGGCTCTGGAGGGGTATAATCGGGGCTTTCACTATACCGGGAAAGGGTTTCAGCATCTACGTTGAAATGGTTCTTTAAATGCCTCCAAACCGACTTAGGCCCAATCACAAACCCATAGTCATCAGCCAGTCTCTGAGTTATTGCCCGGATACTTAATCCTTCCACAGCTGACCACTTTTCAACATCGGTCCTATATTTACTGTTGCAAATAGTACATCTCTCAGAATAACCAACTTTCATTTTCCCTTTTACACCTCCTTTGACTACAAAAAAATAACCTCACCGGTTATAGGCAAATCGCAAAAAAAGTTGAAGTACATAGTAATTATAAGAGAATTTTTTCCTTTTGTAAATGGTCTTTTAAAAATAAATTTTTAAACCACAAAATAAAAGCGGCCCGAAGACCGCCTGTGTGGTTGAGGTTATGCTCCTCTTTTTAGGTTTTTTCTGAGTTCCTTTAGTTCTTCGGATTCAGCTTGCCAGGCCCAAATCCTGGTCTCCTTTCTGGCCTTCATCCGGCGAAGCTTCCTGCGAAGAGTCTTTTCCGAATAACCCAACTCCTGGGATAAATCTCTGACGGTTACCAAACCCCCTTTAGGCTCCGGTTTCTGCTCCTGCTCCTGTTCCCTTTCCTGTTCGGCTAGCCATCCATTAATTACGGTGAGATTAATAGGCTTGGTGTTCCCCGTTTTGGTAACGAATTTGTAGCCTGAAGTTAAAGTAACCATTTTAACGGTCTTTTCCTTCCCGTCCTGTAAAACGGTAGCCTGTTCCACTGAGATACCCACCAATGTAGCTTCTTTCCCTGTCCTTGTTACTAATACCTTTGTCATTTCCGATTACCTCCTAAAGTAAAAATTTATTATATATACATTATAAGAGATAATCTTGAGATTGTAAATGGTCAATCTCAAAGTTTTTTGAATTTTTTTCATAAACCTTGAGGTATCCCCCTTTAATCAGCTCCTTAAGGAAGGACTTAAGACAGGTACGTAGCCCATTTCTCCTCTTCCGGTAATAGGTGAAAGCCTTTGGAGGTAATTCCACAGGGGTTCCTTTATGAACGGCACCTGTTATGGTAAATACTGCAAACCAGTTACTCCCCCGTTCCCCGGTATTTACCATGAAGTCAACCCGTACCTTATCTTCCTCCTTTGCCTTCCAGTTTTCTCGAGTTGCT